GGCTGTTGCGAATGTCAACATCCTGGAAGGCATTCGTTTCTATGTCAGTTTTGCTTGTTCTTTTGCTTTCGGTGAGCTCAAACTCATGGAAGGGTCGGCGAAGATCATTAGTCTTATCGCCCGTGACGAGAATCAGCATCTTGCAATCACGCAGAATATCCTGAATAAGTGGAAGAGTGGTGATGATCCTATGATGAAACAGATCGCCAAGGAAGAAGAAGAGTGGGTCTATGCAATGTTTGATAGAGCTGTGAATGAGGAGAAGGCTTGGGCTGACTACTTGTTCAAGGACGGTTCTATGATTGGTCTAAACGATACCCTATTGCAACAGTATGTTGAGTGGATCGCCAATCGTCGTATGAAGGGTATAGGATTGAAGCCAGTCTATGATATCCCTGCTAAGAACAATCCCCTTCCCTGGACCCAACACTGGATCTCCTCGAAAGGATTGCAAGTGGCACCACAAGAAACGGAAGTTGAATCTTATGTCGTCGGTGGAATCAAACAGGATGTACAAAAAGACACTTTCTCAGACTTTAAACTCTGAGATAGAAGGGAGATATCCCCATAACAAATCTCTTTTGTCCTATAAGAGGTGGTCTGATAGTCTCAGGCCACCTTTTCGTGGTATGGCACATAAGGTATTGAAGAGATCTTTGGAGTGGTGGTATGAGAAGCCCATCTATCTACATCCTTTACCTGTTAATGAACAAGTTAAGAATGTGAGAAAGGTCTATGGTGAGGTTCAATACCCTTCTAGTAAAGATAGAGCTACAGAATACATCTGGACTGGTGATGGGGATTGGCACCGATAAATATCGCAGACGATAATATTGTGTGTGTGACTACGAGAACCCCTGGACCTACTTGGAACGGCCTTTTAATTCTGATGATGTTTTGGACTTTTATGGTTTTGTGTATCTCATTACCAATCTCACAAACCAACGACTCTACATTGGGAGAAAAGTTTTTTGGTTCCACAGAAAACCTCCTGGAAAGAAAAGAAGAGTAAAGAAAGAGTCAGATTGGAAAGTGTACTACGGTTCTTCTGATGAACTGAAGGCAGATGTTAAACTCCTTGGGACTCACATGTTTCGTAGGGAAATTCTTTCACTGCACAAAACAAAAGGTAAGACAAACTTTGCTGAGACTGAAGCACTATTCAAGAACAATGTTCTCACTGAAGCTATGTCTGATGGTACTCCCAAGTACTACAATTCCAACATTATGAATCGTTATTATCGCAAAGATTACTTTGAGATTTGATTGAGATACATAATACTGTTATAATACTTAAGATTTTTTATTTGACTCATGAAGAAACTATTAACACCTCTACTGACAATACTGTTAGTAGGATGTCAACAAGCCTCAACAGGAGCCAACTTGCCAGTTGATGTCACTGAAGACAATAACACAGCTGTATCTATTGAAGTTGTTCCACAAATCAAATGGACCTGTCCAACATGTACAGACAATGAAAAATATGTCCTCAAACAACTACAAGAAAAAACAAGAATCACAGATCGAAATGCCTTGGCAACGATCATGGGTAATATTAAACAAGAAAGTAAGTTCTATTCCAACATTTGCGAGGGAGGGACTAGAGTTCCTTACTCTGATTGCCATCGGGGTGGGTACGGACTCATTCAGTGGACCTCTACACAGCGTCATCTGGGGTTAGGATATTTCGCTAAAAAGTATGGATGTGATCCCAGCACTCTTGAGTGTCAGACACGTTATATGATTAATGAAAATATATTTCAACGTTACCTTCCAGAGTTTGAAGGTAGTGGACAAAGTATTGCTCAGTATATGGTTCCCTCTTTCTACTGGTTAGGATGGGGAATTAAGGGATCAAGAGAGACATATAGTCACCAATACAGATCAAAGCTACTAAAGCCTTGACAAGGGTGGGAACACCCTCTATAATATAAGGGTTGAGAGATCAACTGCGGTGACCCCCTTGGTAGTTCAGGGTTAGCGGCGATAGGAACTACCTCTTGGGTCAGTAGCTCAGTGGATAGAGCATCGCACTTCTAATGCGTTGGTCGGGGGTTCAAATCCCTCCTGACCCGCCTCGCGGAATTAGTTTAGAGGCAAAACTAAAGGTTTCCAACCTTTCGTCACCGGTTCGATTCCGGTATTCCGCTCCAATCCTCTATAGCTCAGTTGGTAGAGCAGGTGACTGTTAATCACCCTGTCCCTGGTTCGAGTCCAGGTGGAGGAGTAAGCTCGAATAGCTCAGCGGTAGAGCACCTCCTTTACACGGAGATTGTCGGGGGTTCGATCCCCTCTTCGAGCATGTAATAAATAAACCAACTACAACAGATTGATGGAAGTTTTTTCTGTAGAAGAATTTCAAAACCGATGGGATGAACTAATAGACAGAGTAGAGAAGGGGGAGACGTTAGGAGTAGTGAATGAGAACGGGCACGCAGCTGTGATGGTTCCAACTGATGATCCAATATACAAATTGTATAGAGATCACAACGAGGCCAGTTAAACAACTGACCACTCACTTAACCCCACGGGGTTCGTTCCACTATAATATAAAAGTAATCAAACAGAACAATGACTGTTACTTCGAAGTTTAAAAAGGATCTTCCTACTCTTCGCTCTGCTGCGAATGGTGAATTCTACCTTGATGTAAAGAATCCGAAACTTTTCAAAAAGGTTCGTAAGTATTACGAGAACGATGGTGTTGAATTCTCTGGTGATCCACTAGATGACTATGATATTCTAATCGATTGTTTGAATGAAGACCTTGAAGTTGTTGAGGTTGGTTGATGAAAGTTCTTAACGAACGTTTTCCCTATCGTTATGTTGAGTGTGGAACCCTAGAGAATGGGTTCCCTGACTTTCGTATTCAGAAAGCAGATACTTACACAAAACGATATCGTGATATGTACCTCTGTGATAATGGGATGCAAGTTTTGTTGGCTATGGAGGACTTTGAGTATACCAAATGGTTAGACCCTGAAGGTGTCCCTTGTTATGTGAGAGACAGAGTTAAAGCATGAAGGTTGTTATCATCGGTGGTGGTACAGTGGGTTGGATTACAACCCTATACCTCTCTTCTATAAAGAATGGTAACGAGTATATCAACATATCATCTGAAGAGATTCCAATCATTGGTGTTGGTGAAGGTACAACTGGTAGATTTGTACATGAGTTCTCTAAGAACCATTACAATATCAACCCCACCGAGATGATGTATAGTATCAATGCTCTACCTAAACTTGGTATCAAGTTCAGAAACTGGAGTGACACTAATCAGGAGTTTTATTCTCCTATTGATGGAACCTATACACATGATTTCTATATTGATTATTGTTCTTATGTTTGTCAATCTTCTCAGTTCACAAAACTGATGAAGATGAATAAAACAAATTATATTTTGGATAACGAAGAACTCAAATATAATATAGATGGACATGCACTACACATCGACGCATACAAAACATCTGAATATTTTAGAGATAAATCTATTCAGAATGGTGTAAAACATCTCAAAGGAACTGTAAAGAAGGTCAATCAGGATTCCAAAATCAAATCCATTACACTCGATGATGGAACAGAGATTACTGGAGACCTCTTTATAGATTGTTCTGGATTCTCTAGGATACTTTCACAGGATTCTGGTTGGGAAGATTACTCACAGTATCTACCTGTCAATCGTGCTATTACATTCAAATCATCTGATGATACTAAGAATGAATATACAGTAGCTGAGGCTATGGACCACGGATGGACATGGGAAATACCGACCCGTGAGAAGGTTGGTAGAGGATATGTGTATTGTGATTCATTTGCAACTCAAGATGATATTGTTCAAGAGTTGGAAACCAGACATGGTGATGTGGAGATTGGTAGACTAATCTCATTTGATTCTGGTAGGATAGTTAAGTTCGTAAATAAGAACTGTGTTTCCATTGGTTTATCATCAGGATTTCTAGAACCACTTCAGGCAACTAGTATACATTGTGCACTAGTTCAGTTAGAACTGTTTGTGTCTGAGTTCTTACACGATATATCCTTGATGGATAATCAATACCTGGTTGATTCTTACAATCATATGATTGGTAAAGTGTATGATGATATGAGAGATTTTGTGTCTCTTCATTATACTGGTGGAAAGACTGATTCAGATTTCTGGAAACACTGCTCACATATGAAGAAACCCCAGAGAGTGGATCAAATTTTGTATCTTTGTAATACTAGGTTATTGAGATCATACGATTTTGATTTTCTAGTTGGTACAGTTAAACAAGAATCTTGGAATCCAATACTCTCTGGTTTGAATCATTTCCCCAAAGACATTATAGATAGTGTATTGGAAGGGGATGGCACTTCTGTAGAGTGGTGGAAAAGTAACATTTCACATCTTGATAAAGAAACAGAAGTTATCGTTAAAGATAATCTTAGTTCCAATGAGTTAAATCGACTATTACTTTCTCTTTAAGTTATGGAACAGGATGCCATCAACTTAACTCTTATACATGAGTGGATGACGGTACATGATGCAAAACTTCTACTCCATGATTACTATATGAGAGTAAGATCTCATAAAAAGTATCATGGATGGAGTAATGTTCAGACTCATATGAATATGTTTTATGGACATCTTCAAAGAGATTCTGAAGTAAATCTAAGAGCAAGAATTGATCTTATCAAGTCACGGATGGACTCTAACAGCACTGGTCGGGATCCTGAGATTTAGTTATTACTCAGAAAATAAAATAACTTGGCGAGCCAAGCACCCAAAAAGGAGACCTTCGGGTCTCTTTTTAATGTATAAATATCAGCAGTTATTTTTAAACAATATGTCAGCAGCAGGATCGGCAGCTAAGTCTGCTAGTGGGGCAGCAATGTCAAAGTATGATGTCGAAGTAGAGGCGAGACTGAAGGCACTTGAGAAAGCAGTCAAAGAACTGAAGAGTCACTCCCACGAATCTTCAGGTGGTGGTGGAGATACCCAAGCTCAACTAGATGATCTGGTTGCAAGACTTGGTAGAAAGATGGACTTCTGATATAATAGGAACAACTACACTATAACATGGCACAATATATTAAGAAGGCACTTGTTCTAGGTGCTGGTGGATTCATTGGTTCTCATATGGTCAAGAGACTTAAGTCTGAAGGCTACTGGGTTCGTGGTGTTGATCTCAAAGCTCCCGAGTTCTCTGCAACTGAAGCAGATGAATTCGTCTATGGTGATTTGAGAGATGCACCTTTTGTAAAACGTGTTCTTGAATATAAGGGAGACAGGGGAAACTTCTACAACAGTGTTCCCTATCGATACATTCAATCTTTTGATGAGATCTATCAGTTTGCAGCTGATATGGGTGGAGCAGGGTTTGTATTCTCAGGTGAGAATGATGCAGATATCATGCATAACTCTGTGAGTATTAATCTCAATGTTCTAGAAGAACAAAGAAAGAGAAACGAAGCTACTGGTAGAAACTATACCAAGATCTTCTACTCTGGATCTGCTTGCATGTATCCAGAACATAATCAACTAGATCCTGACAACCCAGATTGTAGTGAAGACTCAGCATACCCAGCAAACCCAGACTCCGAATACGGATGGGAGAAACTATTCTCTGAACGTCTCTACTTTGCTTACCATAGGAATCATGGTATTCCTGTTCGTGTTACCCGTTACCATAATATTTTTGGACCAGAAGGAACCTGGGATGGTGGTAGAGAGAAAGCTCCAGCAGCCATCTGTAGAAAGGTAGCACAACTACCTCCTGTTGGTGGTCACATTGAAGTGTGGGGTGATGGTGAACAGACACGTTCATTCCTATACATTGATGAGTGTATCGAAGCTTCCCGTCGTTTGATGGACAGTGAATTCATTGGTCCTGTGAACATTGGTTCAGAGGAGATGGTGACTATCAATCAACTAACTGACATCGCTTCTAGGGTTGCCGGTAAACCTATCAAGAGAAATCATAAACTAGATGCACCTCTTGGTGTCCGTGGTAGGAATAGTAACAATGATGTAGTTCGTCGTGAGTTAGGATGGGACTACGAACAACCCCTTGAAGAAGGGATTCGTAAAACTTATGAATGGATTGAGGCAAGAGTCAATGAACAGAATCAGTGATTATAATCAACTCAAAGATGATATCTCTTCTTGGTTGAGTGAATATAAAGATAAAAGTTCATCTGAATGTTTTGTAGTTGGTGTGTCTGGTGGTATTGATTCTGCCGTATCATCAACTCTGGCAGCTGAGACTAGACACCCTGTATATGCTATAGGGATGCCTATTCATCAGAACGAACAACAGAAAAATCTTTCTGAGATTCATCTTGATTGGTTGGATAAACTATATCCAAATGTGGTTGTATTGAAATATGACCTTACCAATACGTTTGAATCTTTTCGTTATACTATTGGTGTTGATAGTGTTAATGTGGACAATCATTCCTTAGCGAATACACGTTCACGACTTCGTATGGTTACTCTGTATCAGATTGCTGGAAGACATAAAGGTCTTGTGGTTGGAACTGGTAACAAAGTCGAAGATTATGGTGTAGGATTTTACACTAAATATGGTGACGGTGGGGTGGACATTGCACCTATCGCTGATCTTTATAAGACTGAAGTATGGGAACTTGGAAAATTCTTGGGAGTTGACTCAAGGATTGTTGAAGCTAAACCAACTGATGGATTATGGGATGATGAACGGACAGATGAAGACCAACTCGGTGCTTCCTATGCTGAACTAGAAGAAGCAATGGAAACTGGTAGTGGTCCTGGTTTGGAAGTTCTACAAAGGTTCAATAAAATGAACCAACACAAGATGCAACCTATTCCTACATTTACACTATGAAAATTGGAGTTATTGGTGCAGGCAGATTGGGTATCTGTTTTGCCCTTCTTTGTGAACAAGCTGGTTATGATGTTCTAGTATCAGATATCCGTGAGGATTATGTAAACGATCTGAACCAGAAGAAGATCACAACTAATGAACCCGAAGTAGAAGATCTACTCAGGGTATCAAGAAACTTTAGAGCTACAACTAACAACAGAGAAGTAATTGATGAGTGTGATCTCATCTATACTCTTGTGCAAACTCCATCTAATGATGATGGGTCATATGATGTATCAGCTGTCTGGCAGGTTGTAGAAGAGTTTAGTGATGTAAAGAAGAGAAAGTATCTTGTGATTGGTTGTACCACCAACCCTGGTGATTGTGATCAATTTTCTTCACAACTTCCTAGTAATGTAAAGGTACTCTATAATCCTGAGTTTATTGCACAGGGTAGTATTGTGAGTGATCTTAAGAAGGCCGATATGGTTCTTCTTGGTATTGATCAATCTATGGAGAACGATACAACCGTAAAGGATATCGATAATCTCTACAAAAAGATTCAAATCAACAGAGCAATTGTTTGTACTATGAGTACAAAGTCTGCAGAGATTACTAAGATCGCAGTCAATTGTTTCCTTACAACTAAGATTAGTTACGCCAATATGTTAGGTGATGTCCTTCATATGGCAGGATGTGGTGATGAGGTTACCGCAGTCCTAAGTGCTGTTGGATGTGATAGTCGTATCGGTAAGAAGTATCTTGGTTGGGGTGTAGGTTATGGTGGTCCTTGTCTTCCTAGAGATAACAGAGCCTTCGCACACTTCGCTAAGGGTGTAGGACTGGAGTATAACCTAGGTTATGTTACAGATGGTTTCAATAACGAACATGCGAAGATCGTATGTGATTATTGGGATACAATGAACTCACACAAACTCCCTTATTACTTTGAGTACATTACCTACAAGAAGGGAACAGATATTCTTACAGAGAGTCAACAGTATCGTTTGGCTCTAGACCTCCTAGAGAGAGGACATAAGGTCTATATTCAGAATGACAGAAGGGTTACACCTCAAGT